CCTCCTTACGTTCAAATTTATCTCCAGCATCAACACTTCTAATCGCTGCAATTTTTGTAAGTGTCGAAAATTTATGGCCGACCTTTCTATCGGTAGCCTCCCCATTTCGATACAACGTAATTAACGCAGCAGGGTCGTCTGCTGTTCCAGTAATAGTAAAGGAACTATCAGGTACATCTATTGATCCATCTCTAACGATACGATCAATTTTTCCTCTAGCTGTACCACCGCTAGAGTTCCATCTAACAAAATCACCAACCTTAAGCCCATCGGGTTCGGCTCTGTATTCTGTTTGAGTTTCTTCAGTCATAGTGCGTTCTCTTGCTTTTTTGATTGAATTAGACTTTGACCTAGCCCATGTTTGACCAGCATCACCGCCCCAAGCAGCCCAAGCTACTCTACCATTACTAGGATAGCCATCTTCACCGGGTCGGAAACCCTTTCCCGATTTATCTGACTCATGGCGGGCGAACCATGCGTTCATTGTAATAACTGTATCTGGTGATAGTTCGTTTCCGCTTAATATTTGTGTTGCTCTTGTTCTTGCGTCATCTGTACCACCACCTTCTCCTTCTTTTTTCCAAGCTCTATATCTTTCCGCTTCTTTCCTCATGCCGTCAGTAGGCATCAGGTTTATGTCCGTTCCATTAACATTCGCCATAGCTAGTCAGTTTTCTTTTTGCGTGTTTTTTTAGCTCTAGTAGGTTCTGTAACAGGAGGTGCTTCCTGTCCTATTTCAACCTCTAAATCTAAATCTTTATCTAATGTAACTCCTAACCCTTGTGCGACATCCTGTTCTCTTGCAATTTCAGAAACAATATCGTCATAATCACCACCATTTGTCTGTGCGATGACTTGTGATTTAGTCATATAACCAGCTTGTTCTGCTTCTCTATAAGCTTTTATTTCTTTTAGAGGATCAACATAATGTTGTGCTGGTGGAGTCCATCTAGGTTTGCAATATCTCATAGAGTTCGCAGAATAATCAGGAAAATCTAATTCTCCTGTTAGAACTGCAAGTTCTAACCACATTTTAAAAACTCTTAGATGAAAGTTTTTAATCATATACTTCTGACAGAAACTCCAATGTTGCCTGTCTTCTAACAAGCTAAGTCTTGAACTTGAATAATTAGTTTCTGAAAAGTCTTTTGATATTGTCTCAAAACTGCAACCTATACCTGTAGCAAAACGTCTTATTTTGTTTTTAACAAACATCTCATACTGCTGTGATGGATAGTCAATATCAGGAACATTTACTGATTCATTAGGCATTAAATACCTAAATGTTCCCGGCTCAAAGTTTTGTATTCTTTGTGCATTTTGTACATCATCACCAATTAATTCACCTTGATCGTTCTGAATAAATCCCATAATACTTGCACCAGCCCTAGCTCGTATAACAGCAGCTTCCTCATATCCCTGTAATTGGTGCATATCATTCATCACACTATGAAACCAAGGTACACCTCTATTCTGGCCGGGTCGTTCTGGCATAAACAAATGAATAATCTCAGAAGCATTTATGAAGATATGCAATGACTGTTTATTTGCATAATCCAAGTAATACGCATCTCCGGGATGTTTTTTTAAAATCGCATATCTCTGTGGCCTTCCCCATTCATCAACCTCTACACCATTTCTCCACTCATTGCCTTTGGTGAGTGTCTTGCCGTCATATTCCTCATCTAACAAATCACTTTCAATCAGTTGTAATGCAAGAGGTACTTTAGAATCGCCAAACTGTTGTTTAACAACCCTAAATATTGCTTCTCCTGATTCACACAATGCACCAGCAGCTAACCACTCAAACTCGTGAAAACTATATTTACCGGCACAATCACAACTATCAGCACTTGTCCATTCTGACCATTTTTCTTCAATCATAGTATTGATTCTTTGATCTCTTTTACCACCTCTTTGTTGTGTAACTTGAGATTGAAATTTCATACCTGTACCGACAATATTTATTTGTGTTGTACGCTTTGCTTGTCTAGCATAAGGATTGTTTCTTACAAGTTCTCTTGATCTATCTCTTAGCTTACGCAAACTATTCCGTATTTCGGCATCGGCACTCAACTGGCTACTCATCCAATCGGAAGTAAGCCTAGAAACTAATGCACCTTGATATGCTCTTTTTAAACTGCCAAGAGGTGTTGCTTTTCTACCAAACCCAAGAACTCTTTTTACTGTGTTGGCGATGTTAGATCGTATTCCCATTAGTATGCCTCGTTAAAACGAACAAATGTAGCTCTTGGATTACCAAGACCATTATCAATTAATTCTGCTTGTTTTTCTCTAACAAGTTCTGCTTTATATCTAGCCTCTAACATTATTAACTCTGATAACTCATATTTCTTTGCTGTCCTTGTACCAATCTTGTATTCCTGTATTGCACCACCGCTAATAATATTTCTAATAGCTGTTTGTATTACTTCCAAATCTTTTTCTACTTGTGATCTTCCATCGTAGTTAACAGCAGTACCAGAATATTCTAAAGATTTTAAAACCTCAAAACTTCCTGTATATATTGTTTGTTTTTGCGCTCCTGATTTATTTGCAACCGCTTGGTAATACCAATTACCAGCCGTAAATGTTGCAGTAACATTACTAGCAATCTCAAACTTAAAACCATCATTATATGCAGAACTACTGATTGTAGATCCAACTGGCCCTGTGTTTGTTCTTAAATAGTACACAACCGACCAATCTGGACTGCTTATAGAGTTTCCGTAATAATCTTGACTCGCTGGAATGTTCCATTGAATAAAATCCCCTGCTCTTATGCTTTGTGGAAATGTCATTTTTTTTTACCAATTAGCGACAAAATTCGTCTTTTTAGGCGAATTAGTACGTTTTAAGTCTACCTTAGTCTCCTTTAGAGGCTTTTTAGGGTTAATTTTTCTTTCAAACTGGTCAAATATAGTTCTTCTGTCATATTTTTGCAATAATCGTTGATATGCAGCCCACGCATAGACCATTTCATCTAATGCTTCGTTCCTAGCATTGCTTTTTTTGACCCAAACACGTTCTTGATAGCCATTTTTATATTTTAATACTTGTTTTTCTGCTGTAAGTTCTTGAAAATAATCTGGTGTAATTGTTGGATAGAAATGTATATAACCTTTACCAACTTCTGCATCTTTTAGCTTGTTACTAAGAGTTGTCTTGATTACATCTACACCTACAGGAAATAATTGCACTCCTTTCTTTAATGCTTTACCTGTAAAGTTAATATCTACTTTTGTAGGCTTACCTAATGGTGGTTTTCCTTTCTGACCAACACCCTTAATACCAATCAAACCAATATGAGATCTTTCTCTTACATATTGATAAACCTCATGCGTGTAATGACCACCAGTATCAATCGCAGCACTTTCAATTTTTAGTTCTTTATCGTTTACATTTTTAAATTTGCCGAGCAAAACTTCATCTAACTGTTTCCATACATCTGCTCTAGCTGGTGAGCCATACAAAATTTGTCTATCTATCAAATACATTTCTTCATTTCTGCCAAAACCAAAAACAGACAAACTTAATCTGTCATCCTGTGTATCAATACCAGCAGTCAAAAATAATACTTCTTCTGGCGGTTTACATTTCTCATAGGTTGCTTCTGATGCTCTAATCATTAACGCATCTGCACCAACCTTGGCCTGATACTCATCTTCCCATGTCTCACCTAATATCGTGTTTATCCATGTCTTAAGTTGCTCTGGGTCATCTTTACTTAACAAAAACTCTTCTACAAGATTTGCCCAACTTGCATTAGGTGAATATGAATATGCAGCCCATATATGAAAACCAACGTGTTTAGATTTACCGGGTGCAGTTGCTCTCCATTCTCCACGTTCTACCATCCATCTTTTCTTGTTATGTGGTATTGCTTTTGTGCAAGATTCACATTGATAGTGAACTGTATCAGGATCATCATTCTGCCACTTAAACTGCGCCCATCTTAGATATTGCATATGACCACAATGCGGACATGGACAGTAGTAACGCTGCTGGTTGGTCTGTAAAAACATTTTTTCTATACGAGAAAAATCTTTTACAGTCGGTGTAGAGCCAGATACAATTTTACGATTCCAATAATATTCTGTTCTTCTAATACCTAACTTTATTTGATCTCCTTCAGTACCAGCCGATGCAGGGTAGCCATCTATCTCATCAAATAAAACTATTCTTCTACTAACTCTTCTAAATCCTCTAGGTGAGTTAGCACCTACTAAAGATAATGTGCCACCGGGAAACTGTTTCTGTAAAAGTGTATTCTGACCATCTTTTGCTTTTGCATCACTTACAAGACCATGCAAACATGGTGTATCTCGTAACATAGGTGCAATCTCTTCTTTAGAGTAACCAGTTGCATCCTCTATAGTTGGCTGCACAACCATAATCGGACATGGATCTTGGTGAATGTGATATGCAATGACATGATTAAGAATTTTAGAATATCCAACCCTAGCTGATTTCATTATTGTTACTTGCTCTATATCAGGATTAGTTATCGCATCCATCATTCCTTTTTGATATGGCAATGTTTTCCATCTACCACCCTCTGCACTACTTTCTGCTGATAAATACGCATACTCGTCAGCCCAATCGCTAAGACTTAACTTCTTAGG